TTGTGTCGGAATCCACAATAGTAGAACAAAGTGTGCGTGGTGGTGGGGTATCAAAGAAGAAGAATCCAATTTTAAACGAACTAGTCAATTGTAGTGAGAGTTTACGCAAAAACCTAAAAGAGCTAGGACTATCCTTAGATGCAAAAGTAACTGCAATGCAAGATAACGACCCTTTATCAAACTTAATAAATGATATGAATAACATTGATAACGAATAACCTTAAATGACTAAAAATGAAGTAATTGAAAAAATAAAGCTCTATGAGATACCAACCGAACAGCTAATTAAAATTGATTCACGATTACATATCTATGTTGATGAAGTTTTGAATAATCCAACACACCACAACAAATACGAAATACTAGCAGTATTCAGGTTCTTAGATTTCCTAAAGCGTGATGATTTAACCTTCAATGTCAAAAAGGTAAAGAAATTTATAGTGTTCTATGAGCATTTGAAGTTTCCATCAAATAATGGGATGGAGTCTTTTGCACTGACGCCAGTTCAGGTATTTCAATTTGCTAATATATTGGGGTTCTATAAAAAGGAATCAGGATATAGACTAACTAGGGAAGCATTGCTTTTCGTGCCTAGAAAGTTCAGTAAGACAACCAGTGTTGCCAGTTTAGCCATCTATAATTGTTTGTTTGAGGATAATGATGCACAAGCGTATGTTGCTTCCAATTCATTCAATCAGTCCAAGATTTGTTTCGACAAAATTAGAGATACGTTAAAGGCACTCGACCCCAAGTTATCACATTTCAGACTAAATAGAGAAATAATTTATAATCTAATGCCGAACAGGACTTCATTCATTCGTTGTTTGTCAACTTCGGCTGATAGGCTAGATGGTCTTAATGCTTCAATGGTGATACTTGATGAATACGCACAAGCCGATAACGCTGATTTAAGGAATGTATTAGTCTCTTCGATGGGTGTCCGCAGGAATCCTTTGATTGTCACTTTGACAACAGCTAGTACAAAGTTGGAGACGCCATTTGTCACAATGTTAGAGAATTACAAAAAAATTTTAGAAGGTGAAATTATTAATGATTCAATTTTCGCTAGTATATTCCAGCCTGATGAAGATGATGATATTGGTAGCAGGGACACGTGGTACAAGGTGCAGCCACATTTGGGAATCACAGCCCTTGAAGAATCCTATCAAATAGCATATCAAAATGCTTTAATGAGTGCTGACGATATGATGGAGTTCAAGACTAAATTATTGAATGTCTTCACCAAAAACGCTACGGAAATTTGGATTAACAAATCAGTAATAGAACGAAATACAGAGCATTTTGATTTTTCAATGCTTAAATCTCGTCCGCAAGCAATGGTTAGTGTCGATTTAAGTGTCAAGGATGATTTTAGTTGTGTCTGTTATGCCTTGTACGATAGTATAAACAAGAGATTTGTATTCAAGAACTTTTACTACGTTCCGAAACAAACAGCAGAGAATCACCCCAATCGGGCAATGTACAAGGAATTGATAGACAAGGGGTATTTAATCATTTGTGGCAACGAAGTGATTGATTACAAGCAGATTGCAGGTGATATAATTGAAAATAGCAAGTATCTGAATATCTTACAAATTGGGTACGATGCTTACAAATCAAAAGAATTTATCAATATAATCAAGGCAGCAGGAATCAGGTGTGCAACGCCATACAGTCAAACCTATTCCAATTTTACCAGTCCAGTCGAATCGTTTGAACTAGCAGTTTACGAAGGCAGACTAAAATTCGATGATAATCCCTTGAATGCCTATTGTATATCTAACGTGATGATTGACGAAGACAAGATGCAGAATAAAAAGCCTATCAAACGGAATAGAAACGACAAAATTGATGGTGCAATTTGCATTTTGATGTGTCTTGGAATGTTCCAAAATTATAAGCGTTAATTCAATTTTAATGATAAAAACATATCTATTAAAAATAGAAATGGATTTAAAATTAATTAGAAGATATAGAAATGATAAATATACAATTGGGGACTTATACATAGATGGTGTTTGGTTTTCAAATGTACTTGAAGATACTGATAGAGGATTATCTTTTGATATGACAGAAGAAGAAATCAAAAAGATTAAGGTATATGGCAAAACTGCCATTCCTAAAGGCACTTACAAAGTTGAAGTCACATACAGTCCCAAGTTCAAACGCTATCTGCCTATCTTATTGAATGTTAAGGGGTTCAGTGGGATTAGGGTCCACAGTGGAAATACTCACGAAGATACTTTAGGTTGCTTATTGGTAGGCTTCAACAAAGAAAAAGGAAAGGTTCTTAATAGCCGTGTTACTTCTGACAAACTAACAGCCTTGCTACGTAATTGTGAAGAAGAAATTTCCATTACAATTGAATAAAAATAAAAACACAAACAAAATAAAATGAAATTCAACATAAGAAATTTATTTTCAAAAAATAAAGAAATAAAAAGGAGTGCTGATGTAAATATACGGTATGTCGGTAACAAGACAAACAAGTACACGGCAGTGTATGACGAGGAAAAGGCTCTTACTAATAGCGTGATTTACAGAGGTGTTTCAATTCTGACTGATTCAGTAGCCAGTATTCCTTTGAGTATCTACCGTAAAGACAAGAAGGGCTTTTGGAAGGCTGACGAGAAGAACATATTATATAATGTACTGACGAGAAATGCAAACGAAAGACAAACCATCTATGAACTATTGGAAGGTCTTGTTTTTCAGTTGATTATGTATGGAAATTCCTACATATTGATAAAAAGAAATGCAAGTTCTGATGTAAAAGAACTGGTTCTGCTTTATCCTCATTCGGTTTATCACAATGTTATTGCAAATACGTACACCGTCACAGATACATATAATAAGGTATCAGGTCAATTTAATTCCAATCAGATTATCCACCTACGACACAAATCTTTGGAAAATATAGTTGGAAAGTCTGTTGTGGATTATTGTGCGAAGACGTTGGGACTTGCAAATGCTTGTGATTCAGAATCATTGTCTACTTTGAGTAATGGTAATCGAATGAAAGGTATTATCAGTTCTGAAAGCAGTGTAATCGGCTTCGGCGATGCACAGGATAATCAACTTATTGACATTCAGACAAATATTCAGAACGAAATTGATTCAGGAAAAGACGTAATGACGCTTCCAAGTGGTGTTAAATTCCAATCAATGAGCTTGTCGGCAAAGGATAGCTTATTGCTTGATAATAAACAATATAGTTTATCAGATTTAGCCCGATTTATGGGTGTATCATTATCCAAGTTAGGTATTTCTTTAGGGTCCAATTATCAAGCCGCACAACAAGACCAGTTGAACTTTTATATCGATACGCTCAATCCAATTTTGAAGAAAATTGAAGCAGCTTTCAATAGCAAATTAATTCCTGATTCTGTTTCATCAAGATACAAAATAGAATTTGATAGATGTACGTTGCCATACTTTAACGATATAATGAAAAATTACAAAACTCAAATTGAAATGGGTATTCTTTCTGTTAATGATGTTCGTAGAACCTTTAATAAGGATGAAGTCAAAGGTGGTGATGAAATCTTAGTAAGCACCAACTTACAATCCATCCAAAATTATAAGGTAACAGTCGATACAATATCAGATGAACCTATTGAAGATAAATCGATTGAAAATCAAGATATTACGCCTTGATTGATACTAAAAATAACAAAACAAACATAGAAGTAAACGATTTAAACTTATGGAAATCAGAAGCATAGAATCTAGTTTTCAGGAAAATGACAATATAATTGAAGGTTACGCTATTCGTTTTAACTCTGTTTCCGAAATCTTATATGATAAAGAAAAGAGAAGATTCTTCCGTGAGATAATTGATAGAGAAGCCATAACACAGGAATTAATTGATAATAGTGATATTAAGTTCTTATTCAACCACGATAAGGAAAGGTTATTAGCAAGACGGAACAGGGGACAAGGCTCATTACACGTTGAAGTTCGTGAAGATGGTGTGTTTTTCTCCTTTGAAATCCCCAATACATCAATTGGTGGTGACTTAAAAGAAATGATAAGACGAGGTGAAGTGACTACTTGCTCTTTCGCTTTTACGGATGGGGATTCAATAGAGTGGGATTTTTCTGATAGAGAGATACCAACTAGAACTGTTAAGAGTATTCGAGGACTTTTCGATTTATCAGCCGTATTCGATGCAGCATACAGTCAGACAGAAATCAGTTGTCGTTCAATCGATGAAATGGTGGAAGCACAAACAGAACGGACAGAAACACAGACAGACGAATCTTGGAAACAAGAACTGAATAATTACAGACAAAGACTTAATTAATGGAATTAATAGATAGAATCGCACTTATCAAAGAAGAGTTACGTGAACTTATTGATAATGCCGAAGTAGAAAAGAGAAGTCTAAATGATGATGAAAAATCCTTGTTTGAAACAAAGGAAAATGAGTTAAAAGACTTACAGGTACAATTAAGAAGTACTGAAATAAATGAAACACAAAATAAAACAGACAAAAAAAATATGAAAAGAAATTTCAGAGAAAATATTGCGCTTGCTATGCAAGCTATTGCTAACAACAGAAGCATTGAAGACTTGGATAACGTGGCAGGAAACGTTATTTCATTAAGAGCAAACACAGGTCAAACATTAACTGGTGAAGTAGATGCAGTTAGAGGTGAATACGCAACCGAACTTTTGGAACCATTACAAGACGCATTAATCGTTAATCAATTGGGTATCAAAACAATTGTTACAGCAAAAGCTGTTGTAATGCCTTCTGTATCAAGCGTTGAAGCAAGTATCGAGGGTGAGACTACCGAACTTGTAGGTCAAAAATTAGAGTTCTCAAAAACTAAGGTTGTTCCTTTCAGAGTAGGTTTATCGCTTCCTTTTTCAAACACTGCTATTAAAGAAGCCGACATCAATTTGGTTAACTATGCTATCAACTTAGCAGGTAAATCAGAAGCTCAATTAATCAACAAAGTAATGTTCGCTAAAGAAGCTGTTAACTCACAAAAGGGTTGTTTCGTGGATGCGTATGCAGCCGAAACTGGTAATACTGCAATCTCTTACAAAAACATTGTAAAATTAGCAGCTAAAGTTAAGAAAGCTAACGTAATATTCGATAATACAGCAGCTTACGTTTTAAGTCCCGAAATCGAAGCTGAACTTAAAACTACTCCGTTAGATGCAGGTTCAGGCAGAATGGTATTGGAAAATGGTCAAATGAATGGCTTCCCTGTATTGGTTTCAAATGCAGTTGAAGGCTATATCGGTTTTGGTGTATTCTCTAACTTCTTAATTCAAAAAGTTGGTACTCCTGATATGGTTGTAGATAATTTATCACGCTCAAAAGAAAATATCACTGAAATCAATTTCAACGACAATATCGCATTACAAGTAATTAGAAAAGAGGCATTTGCAGTAATGAAAATTGCATAACTATATATAATTAATGATTGAGACATTGATTAATTTGATGTCTCTTTCATTTATCAATCAATTTTCAATTTTAAATAAAAATAATAATAGCGATAAATAAAAAATGAGATACATAACCGTTGAAGACGTAAAACGTCATTTATATATAGACTTCGAAGCGGACGATAAAATTATCGCTGATTATATTGATGCAGCACAGGAAATTATTGAAAAGTACTTGAATGTGAAGTTATGTGATTTAATGGTGAATGAAAGGCTTCCTTTTCCAGTTCTTCAAGCCATCAAAATAATGGTAGGTAACTTGTATAATAACCGTGAAGGGGTATCTTTCAATGCGATTCCGTACAAGATTCCTTTTAGTTTTGAATACTTACTTCAACCTTATAAATCTTACAAACGAGAAAGTGAGGTAGCCCAATGAAAGCAGGATTATTACGTGAGTTCATTACTATATATAGGTATGAGAATATCCAAAGTGAAACAGGACAGATAACTAAAGAGAAAAAAGAGATAGCCCTATTGAGAGCATACAGATTAAAATCGACAGGTCAAAATAAAGAAGTGGCAAAAGAATTGTTTGATTCTCAATCTATTACTTTTCAAATCCGTTACTTTCCTGATATTCAAGATAGCGATATACTTGTATATAAAGACACTGAATACAAGATTACCAACATTGATGAAAATATTTGGGACAGAACTTTAAAAATAACAGTTCAAAAAATTAATAAGTAATGGCTACCAATAAGGATTTAGATATTGAAATAGAACTGATTAATTTAGAGACTGTTAAGGATGCGATTCAAGAACTTGGTGATAGCGTTTCCCAACATAAGGTAGTGGATGCAGCCCTAAAGATAGGTGCTAGATACCTGATGAACAAGGGTAGATTGAAACTTCGTCAACGAATGAAAAGCAGAAAAGGTGTGTCGGGTAACTTATTAAAGAGTTTTTCTTACAGAATTAAGAAACGAAAATTCGGTGCATTGGTCGGATTCAAAGAAAAAGGACGGCACGCACACTTAGTATCGCAAGGAACTAGAAAAAGATTCACCCGTAAAGGTCAATATCGAGGTTTTGTGATTGGAAACGCCTTTTGGGAAGATACACGGCAAAAGGAAACTCCACGTGCTATGGTGATTATTCTCAATCAGATAAAAGCATCAATAACAAACATAAAAAACAGACACAATGGATAATGTAACTTTTTATCCGAGTAAACTTCAGACAAAATTTAGTGTATGTACATTGATAAGGGAAAGGCTATTGGCAGACGAAAAGATAAAAGAACTGGTAGGAACACAGATATATCCTATCATTGCACCCGAAGGGACAACAAACAATTACATAGTCTATGTTCGTGATGAATACTCAATAGATAGAACTAAAACAGGGATAGCTTTCCACAATTGTATCGTCTTTATCAGTTGTGTTTCTTCAAGTTATGATGAATCACAGTTAATTGCTGATGCAGTCTTTCAATGCTTAGATGGTAGATACCGAATAAATTCTGAACAACACAATATAAATTCAATCGAGTTAATCGATTCAACAGAAGATTACGATGGAGACGTTTATATACAAACTCTCTCATTTTCAATTAAATAAAATAACAAACAAAATAAAAATATGGCAAATACATATACATCTGATAACCTAATTTTAGGTGATGAACTTTTTTTATATGTAAAAGCGGGAACGGGTGATACTTACAGCCCAATCGCTTACAGTACTTCTTGTTCTTTGAACTTGTCACAGGACGCGATTGATACTTCAAATAAAATGGCGGGGGTATGGGCTAGTGCTCTTCCTGGCAAACTTCAATGGACTGTTTCAACAGAATCTTTAATGAGTTATGATGAGACGGGCTATGCGTTTTTCGTTGATATGATGGTTTCAAGAAAACCGTTTCTGATTAAGTTCGGACAGACAACTGACATTAGTTCAGGTGATTTCGAATTGGACGAAACTAAGACTTATTACACAGGTCAGGCTTACTGTACATCTTGTAACTTATCAGCCGATAACGGTTCAGTTTGTACAATGTCAATCGAACTAACAGGTGATGGCGCTCTGACAAAAACAGATGGTACAAAGGCATAAAAATTAAAAACAATCAATATTGAAGGTGGCTAATTATTTAGTCACCTTTTTTTATATATATAATAATGTACGTGCGCACGTGCGTACCTTTTATATATAATTAATCATTAAAAACATATCTAATAAAATTAGATAATGAAGAAATTAAATTTCAATTTAAAATTAAATATCAAATCAATTATAAATTATGAAAGGTTGACTGGAAAGCCGTTTTCAGAGTTCAATGGTAGTGAAGAAGATGTCATTCCCTTGTTGTATTGTATGTTGGTGTCGAATAATGACTTCAAGCGCACATATCAAGAAACAATACAGTATTTATTCACAGACGAAAAATTCGTTGAAGAAATAAATCAGAGACTTCAACAAATATTCTTATTTGAGAGTCAGTTCTTCAATAAGGAAGAAGAGAATAAAGAAATACCTTCTCAAAATAACACACAAAATAAAGAAGAATCCAATAAAGTCTACATCTACCAACTTGTTCCGATACTTGTGATGGACTGCAACCTTGATATTAACTACGTTCTCAATGAGATGCACTATTCCGAAATTGATAGCTATATCAAATATCGTGATGATAAAAACAAAAACAGACTAGAGGAAAAGAGGTTGTTTACCTACCTAACCATTATGCCACACATCAACGCTAAGAAACTATCTGTAAATGAATTATTGCCTTTTAGTTGGGAGAAAGAAGAAAAAGAAAAGGAAGGATTAAAAGTCATTGATACACATAAAGATAAGTTACATCAATTTATGAATAGCGGTCAAATAGAATGGACGCAACCTACTGAATAAAAATAAAAAACACAAACATAAATGAGCAAAAAACTAGATTTCTCTATCGCTGTCAAACTGGCGGCAGAGAATTTTCAAAAAGGTGTAAAAAATATACAATCACAACTTACTAAGTTTAAAAAGCTAGCTATCAATGCTTTTGCAGGTTTTTCGGCTTTATCTTTTGGTCGTGATATGATTCAAGCGGGTGCACAGTTCCAAGATGCAATGGCAAGGGTACAAGCTATCTCAAAGGCTTCCACCAATGACCTTAAAGCATTGAGAGAAGAAGCTATGCGGTTGGGGCGAGACACTAAATATACGGCTACCGAAGCTGCTACTGCATTGGAACAGCTTATCAGAAATGGTTTAAAACCACTTGCAGCAAAAGAAGCGTTAAGCGGTGTTCTCCAATTAGCTCAAAGTCAGGCGATTAGCCTTGCGAAAGCTGCCGACATTGCTACCACATCTATGAACGCTTTTGGATTGAGTACTAAGGATTTAACTAGGATTAATGATGTGTTAGCAGCAACAGCTTCCAATACAGCTACTAATGTGCTAGAGTTGTTTGAAGCCTTTAAAATCGCTGCCCCAATAGCGAAGTCAGCAGGTGTCTCATTAGAAGAAACTGCAACAGCTTTGGGAAGCCTTGCAAATCAGGGATTTAGGGGTTCTGAGGCGGGAACGGGCTTAAAACAGATTTTGCTTGCCATAGCAGATAAGACCCCTGATGCCATCAAAGTAGCAGAAAAATACGGAATCCAATTGGATGAAGTAAGCCTTCGAAGTGAGGGACTTATCAAAACTTTGGAACGTATGAAAAAAGCCGCTATGGGTTTCAGTATTCAGGATTTAAGTCAGTTCGCAAACAAACTAGGGGCCCCGAAAATGGCAGCGGTGCTAAATACCGATATGTCAGAGCTTTACCAAGCCGTAGCTAATTCACAGGGGGAAGCCGCTCGAATGTTCAATGAAGGCTTGGGCGAATTTGAAAAAGCCCAAAAGACGCTAAAATCTGTATATGAAAACACACAGATAAAAGTCTTTGATAACTTTAAAAACTTGTTTACTCAACCACTTAATATTTTGGCTGAGTTTATCCGTAGGATTCAGGATGTTCCCACTGTAATGGTGGCTTCCATCGGTCTAGCATTAAGCAAAATTGGTAGTCTTTTTTCAAAGACACAAACAAAATTGAAGTCCTTTGCCGAACAAGAATACACAAAAGAACTAAATAAACGAAGTGACGCTTATCAAAACGCAGCCATAGCTCAAAGTATCACTAATATCAATGGTGGTGTGGATAAAAGTACAGCAAATTATTACAAGAATTTACACCAAGAACTAGGACAAGTAGCTACTCAGTTTGATTTATCTACCAAAAATGGAAAGGTCTACCAAAAATTGATGAATGACCTTACTTATATTACCAACGCTAGTACCACTAATACACAAAAATATAAGAGAGCCATTGCGAATGTAGCGGACACATTAGCTACAATGAATCGTCAAAGTCAGAATGTAAATGTCAATGTACTACGTACCGCATACACGGACTTCGAGAGAGATAAAAGCAAGATTATTGCTAGTGCTAGTAACTTTCAAAGTACAATGACAACGGTATTTTCCAAAATTGGAAATGCTGCAAAAACGGTCGGACGTTCTGTACTTGGATTCTTTGGTGGATGGGTCGGATTGGCACTTACTTTGGCTACTGTCATAGGAACTACTTTATATTCAGCGTGGCGAAAGACTACGGAAGCTGTCAGAACTGCTAACAAGTTGATGGACGAAAGCAAACAAAAAAATGTTCAACTTGAAACAACATTCCTTCAATTGATTAATGTATTAAGGACGCACGAAAGAACCACATACGAGTGGCAAGCTGCTATGGCGAAATTGAAGCGTGAGTACCCTGAACTATTAGAAAAATTACACTTGGAACAAGTGAGCGTTAATCAATCAGCCGAAGAATACAATAAGTTAGCAGGTCGAATCCGAGATGTAATCAAATGGCAGAAACAATATAATACATTCACTGCTAAACAGAATGCCATTGAAGAACTTACTAAGAATTTCTTCACCAAAAATTCTGATTACCAAAACTGGATGAAGAATTTAAAGAAACAGTTTGAATATCAATTTGATGATGTGTCCGAAGTCGCTGAAATAAAGAAAACAGGGATGGACGTTGCTGCTCAAAATATTTTAATGTCTGATTTATCTGATTCAATAAAAAAAGAAGAATTAGTAAAATTATATACTGAAACATTCAAAGATGGAAAATATAAGGCTTCATTGAGAAGTAATGCTGAATATTTTGGCAATGGTATTCTGAATATCTTCAATAAAAATGCAGGTAAAACAATACAAGAACTGAATAAGAACTTCAACGTAGCTGAACCTGTTAAGGATAAATTGACATCTGACATTGATAAGTACCTAAGTGATAAGGAAGGTGAGTTGAATTTGGCTATCGCCAACGTGAGAAAGGAAGGCACTGCAAAGGGATGGAATGACGAACAAATAAAGCAGAAAATCAACACCTTAGCAAAAGATTTGATTAATGAAATTTATAAAGAACTAGACGGTCAAAGCTATACAGATAAAAAAGGTGACAAGAGAAGCAGCTTGGAATATGCTCAAACGACATCACCATACCAATTTATTAAAAATCAATCGATTGCTAATATCACCAAACCTGACAAGAAAGCCGAACAACGTGAAAATAGTATAGCGGATGCTGAAAAGAGATATGCTATCAATTTTGACTATTATTCGAGGGAATTGGAATTGAATTTAATCGATGATAAAAAATTTCACGAAAAGAAATTATCTGCCTTACAGAGCTTGATTTCCTCTTATGAGTTCAATGGTGATGTTTCTAAATTAGAGACTCAAAAGTATAAAGACCTGATTAAAACGAGAGAGGATTTAATTAAGACTTTAAAGAAAGAAAATGACGATGAAGAACGTAACAAAGAATTGAATCGTTATAATAGAGAAGCAAGTTCTCGTGCTGCTTGGCTGAAAAAATCCTATGATAATACGATGTTGGGTGCAGGTAGAGAAAAAATCAATAAATGGGATTTTCTTAGTTTCGATAAAAAAGAAGATAGAGAGAATGAGGTTCTTACTAGTTATTTAAAATCCCAACTTGATAAACTCAAACAACTACGTTCAAATATCAGTGCCGAAGACATTGCTAAAGCAAAAGAACTTCAAACCGAAGGTTCTAACCAATTATTAAAACAAGTAGAACAATTGGATTTAGCCATAGAGAAGTTAGGTTCTCACGTCACAAATCTTGAAGACAAGTTCCAGTTGAAACAAGCTCAACAACGTATCAAAGATTTGAAAAAACAAATGGATAGAGGAATTTATGAGGGACTTAGAACAACGTTAGCCGAAACTCCAAAGACCATTAAATCATTAATTGATTCCTTTGATGATTGGGATAATATGACAACTTTTGAGAAATTTCAGACCTTTATTGATAGTCTGTTCGGCAGCGTGGACGCTATATTAGAAATGTATAGTGCTTGGAAGCAATTAACCGACATTATTAATAACTATAAGACTGCTACACAGACACTTTCAGCGATTGAAAATGGTGCGACAGCTCAAAGAATCGCTAACACACAGGCAGAAGCAAATGCGGTTGTTATGGCAGAAACTACAAAAACAACTGCTAAGGCTCAAAGTACGTCACAATCGATAGCTTTAGATACTGCTGCTGCTACCACTAACAAGGCGACAGCCACAACGAATATTGCTGCCAATACATCAGAAGCCGCTAGTTCGGCTGCTAAAGGTGCAGCGAAGTTGCCATTCCCGATGAACTTGATAGCGATAGCAGGTGCTATAACTGGTGTATTAGCCTTGTTTGCGATGATTCCAAAATTTGCTAATGGTGGTGTGATTGGTGGTTCCAAATTTAGTGGTGATGGCAACCTCGCTAGAGTTAACAGTGGTGAAGCTATTCTTAACGGTTCACAACAGGCACGCTTGTTTAAAGTATTGAATAGCAATTCACCTGTAAACTCATTAAACGGTCAAGTTGAGTTTAAAATCTCTGACAAGGCTTTAGTAGGAATCCTAAAACAACATAATAATAGAATTAATCGATTAATTTAATGTACAAATTAATATATAATTCGATGTTCAAGGACATCGATAATAATTCAATTGAAATAGAAATATACAAGAATTTTGAGGATGCGGCAACAACAGTCGCATCTTCCGAATTACAATGTAGTGCTGATGCAGTTAGTATCAACTACGAGAGTGATGATGATGTCTTTAAAGCAATCAAATGTAGTGATTGTCAGATTAATATAGTTACAAATACAATACTGACTGATTTATATACAGCATTGAAGAATGAAATCTATTGCTTATTGAAGAAGAATGGTAAGACAATTTGGTGTGGGTTCTCTGTACCTTGTTTATATCAAAGCGATTATGATAATGAGTATAATCAGTTGTCTCTTCAATTTAATGATATTCTATCGAGTTTGGAGAATTATAAATACAGCTATGTAAATGATAGTCAATCAATAGTTAGTTTCTATTCTATTTTAAAATACATAATAAATAAAATTGATTCAAATAATTTAATTAAAAATATTTATGTACATAATTCAAAAAGAATTAATGGTACTGTTGAATTATTGAATAACCTGTTTATTCTTGATAGAAATTTTTTTGATGAAAGTGAAGAAGCCGAGAACTGTAAAGACATTATAGAGTATATATCCCGATTTTTGGGAACGACCTGTTATTATTTTGAGGATTCAATTTATTTTGTTGATTTTAATTCGATTAAGTCGATTAAAGAATACACCAAATATAATTTGATTGATGATACCAATTCCCTAGTAACTATTGATAATAATGTAATTGATGTAAATAGTAATGTGTATTATGCTAACGCCACCATATCAATTAATGAACAATATAATAAGGTAGTGGTAATAGCAAACACGAACAGTAACAACACAATTATTCCTGATTGGGACGACGACCTGATGAATCAGAACAGTGACCCCAATAAATTCTATGAAACACATAGAAGCATTGATAATAAAGACTATACAATGCTTAATGCTTTTTTCAAATCAAAGAATAATTGGAACTGGCAAAAACCTAATGTTCTTGGTGTCGTATTAGAAGAAATTACAGTCGATAATGCAGATAGTAATGGTAGTTATTGGCAAAAAGTTGCTTCTTATGAATCTGAAAATGAGCCTTCAAGCCTTAGTTGGAAAACATATTTTACAATGGCTGACTATGGCTTGATGGGATTGAAAACAACGACTGGCGTTCAACTTTCATTGAAGAACAAACCGCCATTGGCTGTTAAGGGTGGCACATTCATCATTGACATAAAATACAAATTAAGTGGTGATTGGAACGCTGCTTCTCATATAAAAACTAGTGATGAGACTTATTATAATGGTAAGTATTCAACTGGATTTTATGATACTATGTTTCAATGTCGTTTGGCAGTTGGTAACAAAATGTACTATGATGGCGAAAGATGGGTAAACTATCAAGAATACATTGATAAGACAAATAGAGGTTACTACCAAGTGTGTAATGGCCCTAATACGTGGCAAGGAGCACGCTGGTACAGGTATTTGGATGAATACGGATATTGGAGATTTTGTAATGAATCAGAATACAACGCAAGTACACGTGAAAAATACACTGGTGGTTTTTCAGATGTCAATGCAGTTTATATGTTTATGAGAAATGGGGAACGGATTTTCGTTGAAAAGTGGTACTTTGATGAGTGTAAGTTACAGGACTGCTTTTATTTAGTTCATAAGAATAAGGTCGATGATAAGGTTTTCGATACAGAATATAGTTTAACAAATACCGTTTCTTGGAGAATGAACCTTGCTGACAGCGAGGATGGGGTGGCGATTCGTTTACCTGAAAATCAAATAACTTTAGGAGACTTGACATTTGAATTATATCCTGCTAATCAGCTTGGAACAGTACCGATGCGGCGCACCGACCAAGAAGCAATCCGATGTAACGCTTTTCATCTATCAGATATTAAACTAAAGTACACTACTTCAAGTTATGTTAAAGATGTATTCAATGATGAAGTATATGATGATGATATAAAATTTGAGAATGTAATCAATGAGGAAATAATCAAGGAACTGGATGATATTGAATTTCGTGTGAATACCTTCAATGAACACAGCGGTTCTTATTCCTATGTACTTTTTAAAGATAAAGATACGTATAAATTCGTAGATAATATCTTCGATATATCAAACAAAGAAACAAAAAAAGCAGAGGAGCATTGTATTGAAAAGTACACGAATTATTATTCTAAACCACGATTTATATATTCAAATTCTATCAAGAATAAAAATGTGAATCTCAATTCGATTCTTAATGAAAAAAGTACTCAAAAAGATTACATAATAAATTCAATAACATACGATTTGATTAATAATAAAGTTGACGTAGAACTAAATGAAATAAATTAAAAATGGAAATAAAACAAAATTATATACCTCATAACTTTAGAAACAAGTATTTAAAAAATACAAGTGGCTATGCTTCGTCTTCTTCGTCTAATGTAAGTACTGGAAATGGTTTGCCTTATGTTCTTGATGAAAACGGAAATTATGTCGTTGAGAAACAGGTACTTTTTAAAAAAAGTATAATAAGCAAAGAAGAGGTGGTAGCCTACGGAGAGGATAATGTCGATTATGTTGGTGTGTATGCACCATTTAATCACCAGCATACGGTTGACGATGTAACGGGTCTAAAAGAAATCCTAGATAACATTGAAGTTGGTAGTGGTGGAACAGCTTCAATCGAGGTGATAGATAGCCTTGATTCTGTGTCTAGTACGGATGCATTATCAGCAAGACAGGGAAAAATTTTATCAGACTTGATAGCTGATAAAAGTAGTGTATCAAGTTGGAACGACATAAAAGATAAACCTACCACATTTCCACCTTCAACACATAACCATACTGTAACGGAAATTACAGGATTACAAAGTCAATTGGATAGTAAGGCTGCTAGTTCTCATTCACACGTTATTTCAGGTATCACGGGATTATCAACTGAATTGGGTAATAAGGCTAATGTGAATCATTCTCATTCTATATCTGCCATTACTAATTTACAAAATCAATTAGATTCAAAAGCTGCTAGTTCTCATACTCATTCGATTAGTAGCATTACTAATTTACAGACTGAATTAAATAAGAAGTCAAACACGGGACACACGCATACTGTAAGTGACATTACCAATTTAAAAGAAGGACTACCTTATACTGTTGATAGTGCAGGAAATTACATCATTGATAAAAAGGTGATATTCAATGAAACAATAATATCAAAAGGTGAAGTAGTAGCCTACGGAGAGGACGATAAGAAGTATGTTGCCACTTATGCACCATTAAACCATTCACACGGTATTGATGATATTACAGGCTTAAAAGAAATCCTAGATAATGTGGGTAGTGGTGGTAGTGGTGGAACTGGTGGAACAGGTAGCGTTGAAGTGGTAGATAATTTGGAATCCACATCTTCAACTGCTGCGTTGAGTGCAAGACAGGGAAAGGTTTTATCAGAGTTGATAGCAGATAAGACAGTAACGTGGGACACATTACAGAACAAGCCTTCATCATTTACGCCTTCGGCACATAGTCACGCAATATCAGGCGTGACAGGACTTCAAACACAGTTAGATTCAAAAGCTAGTAGTAGTCACACTCATTCGATTGCTAATATATCGAATTTACAAACCGAACTGAATGGTAAAGCTAGTGCAAGCCATACGCACGCAATATCAGGTGTAACAAGCTTACAGGCTGAATTAAATAAGAAATCCAACACGGGTCACACTCACGATGATAGGTATTATACGGAATCAGAGGTAAATAGCCTGTTGAGTGGTAAAACCAATAACGGACATACTCACACAATAGCTAATGTAACAGGACTTCAAGGACAGTTAGATTCAAAAGCTAGTAGTTCTCACACTCATACGATAGCGAATGTAACCAATTTACAGGCTGAATTAAATAAAAAATCCGATACGGCTCATACTCACGATAACCGATATTATACTGAAACAGAGATTAATAGCTTACTTGCTGCTAAGGCTAGCAGTTCTCACACTCATACGATAGCTAATATATCGAATTTACAGGCGCAACTAGATTCAAAGGCTGCTAGTTCTCATAGTCACGCTATATCGGCTGTTACGGGGCTTCAGACACAGTTAGATTCAAAGGCAAGTGGTTCTCATTCACATTCTATATCAGGTATCACGGGATTACAGGGACAGTTGGATAGTAAAGCTGCTAGTAGCCATACACATACGATAGCGAATGTCACCAATTTACAGGCTGAATTAAATAAGAAGTCAAATACGGGACATACCCACGATGATAGGTATTATACTGAAACAGAAGTGAATAACTTACTTGCTGCTAAGGCTGCTAGTAGTCACACTCATACGATAGATAACATCACTAATTTACAGATTGAATTAAATAACAAATCAAATGTAAATCATACTCACGTTATATCAGCTATTACAGGACTTCAAACACAATTAGACAGCAAGGTTAATACATCTGATATTTCTACCTTGAATGTAAAAAACAGCGATACAGTTGATAATTTACACGCCAGTTCGTTTATGCGGTCTGACACAAATACAACGTGTACAGGTACAATTAATTGTGCTAATTTAGTTGCTACTGGTGAGGTCACTTCTTATTCTGATAAGCGATTAAAAACAGATATTCAGTCATTGGATAATCGAGGATTACTTAATCCTGTTACTTATATTAAAGATAATAAGCAGCAAATCGGATTCATAGCCCAAGAGGTACAAGAAGTTTATCCTGAATTGATAACGGAAGATGCTAATGGTTATTTGAGCTTGAATTACCAACAACTAACAGCCGTTTTATCATCCCAAATAAATAATTTATATTCAATTATTGATGAATTAAAATTAGAAATAAGTAGATTAAAAAATGAAATAAAATGAGTTTACAATATACTGAACTAACTATACAAATGGTGGCAGCAGAGCTAGGTGAAAAGTCCCTGAAATTAAGCGATTTATGTACAAGTAAAAATATAAATTTATTTTCGTGGAGAAAGCCTTTCGCTTATGCTGCAAACAAGGTTGAGTTAGATGATTATCAGGCGTGGCGAGGCAGGGCGTATGGTTTCCAAATGGTCGCTCAAATCGATAAGCCCGAAGCGGGTGCGGAAATGCCTGAAATGTCTTATAATCCACCTTCGGGTGGCACTGAACAACCATATAGACTTGGGGACTTTAGAGGTTACGACCACAACGCAAAAAGTCCGATTACAATGAATATCACGACCGAATACGATGATATTAAACCGACCGTTTGTAAGTTGACATTCAGTCAGTTAGACGGACAATTAACATTATCAGAAATATTTAATACACAGGGACTTTATCTTTCTTTTATTTATGTAAATAAAAATAGAATAAGAGTTATATCAGCAGATAAGGCTATTAAGGATTTAGATAGGGGAGAACATATATTGGAGATGCAAGCAGCAAAAGAAGATGCAGGAATTGAGACAGATTTATACGTCTGTATGACGTTAAAGCAATTCACAGATTACCAAGATGTAAGTGAATGGTCTAGTTTAGGTGGCTGTTTTCCGCTCAATTTTCCCAATTATCACGAATATCATAAAGTAGTTAATATTCAAGCTCCGAAATTTGAAGCTATCAAGTTTATCGACTTGACAATGAGATATTCATTTCATAATCAGGGCGGTGCAATTTGGTTGAACAATCCAGTCGTGACATACGCTAAAGAAGATGTAAATCAGGCAGATGTAACGTTTAATGCGGCTGATTATTATTTGGAGTATCAGTTATCAGGACATCAATTCATCGGCATCGATAATAAAAGACAAAATCAATTGATAGTCAATGATTTAACAGGTTCATATACAACAAAAAGCTACGAAGATACGGTAGAGTTTGATAAGAAAATTTATATCAAATTTGATGAGTACGCTTATGACAAAAACACAAACTTACTGAAAGATAATGTTAGTTGCCGAATCTATCGTAAAAAAGACTATAAGCTGATGTTCTATGATGAAATCGATTTTAATAAACTAGAAAAATCACGATTATGATGAAACATATTAAATTCAGAACACAGTTGTTTACAGCATTTATTCTTGTTGTCGTGGGATGCGGTCTGCTTATTGCAGGTATAGCCATCGCACCAGTTGGTATCATTCATCAATCAGTTTTAGTTGCGTTCGGTGAGTGTTGTACCTTTTCAGGTGCTCTTTTCGGAGTTGACTACCACT